TTAATCCCGATAACGACCTCGTGGAATCCATTGACTGGGTTCTCGACGGGGTGGTTTCCGGGGCTGTCGGAGGTAATCCTCAGTTCCGCATTAGTATGTCTACTAGTGCGTGTACTGAGAATAACAAACGAAACGAGGGAAAGTTTGGGTACTTGAAGAAGTGCCCCGACCGACCCTCGTTACCAAAATTTTCGCCTACGAATCCAGGTGGCCAATTGGGCACCTGGGCATTCAATAAAGCGAAAGCCATGATTAACTCCTCTGACGAATCGATATTCAAAACGAATGTCGCTGCGATCAGGGAGAATGGAAAATGTAGGGTTGTCACGAGTGGATCTTTTTACAAAGATGCATTCCTGCAACCCTTCTCTCATATGACGATAGCCGCTATCAAGACTCAAAAGAGTCTTAGACAGGGGCTATCGGCTGGAAGGCTAGGATGGGCCTTCATCAGCAGAGTCGATCATCTCGACCCTGTCGATGGGCACGTCCTATTCGAAAAGAAGAAGAGGATCATGTCAGTGGACTGGGAAAAGGCCACAGACATTCCTCCTCACAAAAGTGCTCATGCTGTCACATCTCGTCTATTAGACAAGATGCGACTTAGCAAAGAGCTACGAGATACTCTTGACTGTATATGGCCCGGTTGTAAGGACCTATACGTCAAGGGTAAATATGTATGTCAGATGGTCAACGGAATTCCCATGGGAGACCCGTTGACCAAGACAAATATTTCTTTAGCCCATCCAATCTGCGAAGCGTACGCGCATCGCAGAGTGCCGGGTGTCAAGATAGTCCATGCCGGCAACGGCGATGACACTGTAGTCATCGCCGCCGCCGACACGGACGAAATTTGCGATAGGTGGTTCGAGGAGTACAATCGTGCGACTGTACAACTCGGCTACCGCCTATCACCGCTAGACACCTTCGTGACAAGTACCTGGGGTACTTATTGCGAAGAGGTCTTCCACATACCGGTCGATCGGTTCAACACTGTAAGAACAGCGTCGAAACTGAAAGACAACAGATATCTTCCATACCTAGACCATCCGAAGATGCGTCTAGTTATAGATACTAAGAAAGACCGAGGGGATTATTCTTCCGATATTACTGGAAAAGTAACCCTCCTCGGTAAAGATCAGCAATATGCCGAGCAAGGAGAAGAGGGTCACCTCTTTTCCGTTGCCTCGGCTATGCAAGACGTATGTCTCGGAGTAAGATATGAGCAAAGGCCCATGTACTTACCCCGAGAAATATTCAGTGTTGGCAAAATGCCGGCTTTCTGGAATACAGAAAGCTGGGCAAATGCCATTTGGAGCATGCCCCAAAAGGTCGTGAACATTACTGTTCGCGCCCTTAAGGAGCTCATGGGAGACCTTCCCACAAACTTGACGGAGCTAAGAGCTGTCAAGTCTGGGGAACGTCACTTTGACGGTGAGGCAGTCGCCGAGGTATTTACAATACCCGACGACGACCCCATCAAACAATTAGTTACAGTCCGAAGGGAGGATGCTAAAAAGATCCCCCCTGGCGTGCTGGAACGACTGGTTGAGAGTAAGCACTTGACCACCTCAAAAGAGGTGGAAGCGCTATATCTCTTCATGAAAAGGCTCGAAGAACTCGAACAGGTCGTGCATAACGATCTGTTCGAGATGCTTCGAACAAAAGTCTCGGTCTTGAGAGAGTATTCTAAGGAAGACACTCTCAAGACTTGCGAGAAATTCAAAAGTAAGTTTTTCAAACAGCAATGGACCTT